TGACAAATGATGGTTTTAAATACATAGGAGTATCAAAAACAGCTTGTAAAAGTTTCCTAGAGAAAACAGGCATTAAATGTGAATTAATATATAATCCTATATCTATACCTAATCCTAGAGTAAAGAAACTAACAGATAAAATACATCTTATTTCAGCAACTAGACTATCAAAAGAAAAAGGTGGGGATAGAATAAACAAATTAGCTGAATTGTTAGATAAAGTTGGAGTAGATTATGATTGGACTATATACACAAACAAGATAAACTATGATTTCAAAAGCAAGAACATTACAACTAAGGAACAACAACTAGATTTAACCAAAGAAATAAAAAAGTCGACATATTTGGTGCAATTAAGTTCATGTGAAAGTTTTGGTTTATCAGTATGTGAAAGTCTAATCTTAGGTACACCAGTAATAGTAACAGACTTACCAGCATTTAAAGAAATAGGATGTAAGCATGGAGAAAATGCTATTATATGTGATTTAGATATGAAGAGTGTAGATATAGACATGATAAAAAAAGGACTACCTACATTTAAGTATAAAGCTCCTAAATCAAATTGGGATAAATACTTAACTACTGAATCGGATTATGATCCTAAAGATTTAGTTAGAGTAAGAACAAAAAAGAGGATATGGGATTTAGAGACTGATATACACTATTTATCAAACCAAAAAATTGTATTATCAAAACAAAGAGCTAGTTATTTTGAGGCATTAGATTATGTAGAAGTATTAGATGCGATTAAAAAGGAGAGTGATTAATATGCCATTTAAAAACGAAGCTCAAAGAAGATGGGCTTATACAAAAGAAGAAACAAAAGCATTAGGTGGTAAAAAAGCAGTAGCAGAATGGGAAAAAGCAACAGGAGATAGAAAGTTACCTAAAAGAGTAAAGAAAGGCAAATGAGTATATTTGATTTATAAAAGGAAGTGATAAGGTGGCAAATGAACAAAACTTAATACCTTTTACTGAAAGAAAAAGTAAGAGTGAAGTAAGAGAGATTAATAAAAGAGGTGGAATAAAATCAGGAGAGGTTAGAAGAGAAAAAGCCACCTTCAAAAAAGCAATAAGGTGGCTACTTGAAGATAGTGATATTAAAATTAAAAAAGGTGATATAAAAGAAAGATTTAAAGATTCAGGTATAAACATATCAAAACTTAATCCTAGTCAATTAGCTACATTAGGCTTATGGTTGGGAGCTGTTCAAGGTAATGCTACTAACTATAAAACATTAATGGAAGCTAATGAAGAGATACAGACTGAACCAGAAACACCTAATATAACTATAAATGTAGTAGACAACTCTAATTTAGAAAAGATAATGTATGATGAAAAAGATAAACTTTAAAAATCTAAACGAAAGAAATGAATATTCTTTAACAAACTTTATAGGAGGAATAGAAATGGAATTTATAAAAAAGGGTAATAACTATTTGATTAAGAATAGTAATGGTAGAATAGTATCTGAAAAAGAAAAGTTACAACTAGAAAAGAATGAATTGATATTAGAAGATATAAAGTCAAGTAATTGCCAAGGAAAAACAACAAAGAAGATAAGCAAAATTACAAAGAAGATTAAACAACTAGATGATACTATCGAAGAAACAGATAAGACTGCGTAATGATATAATAAGTCCAAATATAAATAACATAAGTGTACTAGGCTCTACTCAAAGTGGCAAGACTTATGACATTTGTGGAGCATTATTAGAATATGCTCAAAACTTAAATGAATATGAAAAAGAACAAAGAAAGTCTCCTGGTTATGTACCAAGAGAATATAATGGTGCTATTATTGGTTGGACAACCGATACAGTTAAATCAAATATAGTAGATAATTTAGAAAATATACTAACAAAAGAATATCATTTTAAAAATGGCAAAGAATACACTCTAAAATACGGACAACAAGATAAATATTTAGAAATATACGGAATGAAGTTTTATTTCTTTGGGTTTAACAATAAGCTATCATTCAATAGAATATTAGGTAAGCCTTTAATATTTGTGTGGGTAGATGAAGCAGCAAGAATATATGAGGGGCAACTAATGGAATCATTTGATGAAATACCAGGAAGAATGATGTCTTATTCAGGACATCCATATTACAAAAGAATAGATAGTTTTAATGTTGAGGGAAATGAAAATCATCCGTATAAAGTAAAGTATATAGATAATAACGATTGGAAGAAATATATATTCTATCCTTTTGACAACCCAGTATTAGATACAGAAGAAAAAATAAGAGCAGCAGTAAATGCGTTCCCACCAGGCTCATTAAGAGAGCAAAAAGTGTTTAATAAATGGGTAATCGCAGAAGGTAGGGTATTTACTCAAATAAACAAATTAGATAGCCTAGATGGCTTTGTAATTAGGGAAATAGGTATAGGTTGTGATTATGGTTCAGTAAACCCAACAACATTTGTGCCCATTGCATTATGCTATCATCAAGAAAGCAGAAAATGGGTAATAGTAAGACTTGAAATATATTATCATGATCCATCAGTTGAAGGAGATACTCCAACAACGGAATATTATTCATTTCAATTTAGAATGTTTCTAGCATATATGAAAGATAAATATCCTAATATACCTATAACAGAGTTTGTAATAGATAGTGAGGCAGCTCATTTTGATAATAGACTAACTGTAGACAAGATACAACATAGTATATCAAAAAAAGGTGCTGGTTCAGTAGATAGAGATAATCAGTATATGCAATCACTATTCTATAAAGGCTATTTATATGTATTGGAAAGACCAAGTATTAGATACTTTACTAATGATGGACACTATCAAGAAAGTGTTAAGGATGAGGGGCTAATTGAATTAGAGGGTTATAGATACGATAAGATAAGAAGTGAAAAAGAGGGAATAAATTGTTATGTAAAAGAGAAAGACCACTCAAGAGATGGACTTGCTTATATTCTAGCTCTGTTTAGAGATACAGGAAGGGCACCAGTGGTTTAATGAGAATTAAATGCAAGAAGTCAAATCGTTTCTTGTGTGAGGTAAAAATAGAACAGTATCTTGCTAATTTAGAAGAAATGGGCATAAGCCAACAGGTACCTCTTGAAATAACAATTCCATGTAGAAGTTGCAAAGAAATTGAAACATATTTAATCTATGATACTCACTATGCCTTTAAAAATAAGGAAAAAGTCAAAAAATAAAACTGCACGATTACTCTAAATGTATGGTATAATGTATATGTAGAGTTGAAGTGCAATTTTGGACTAAAGTCAAAACAGTCGCAAAGGGAGGCACATACCTAGGAAGGTGTGTGTCTTTTTTATGTTTAAAAAATTAATAAGCAAGATAAAAAGAAAATTAAAAAGTAGAAAATGGAATATTTATTTATTTTATAACGGAATATGTATCAAGAAATTAAAAATAGATGGTGGAAAAGATATAGAAACAATGTATGTAAGAGTATACGGACATAAAAAGTTATTTGGGAAAACTATCGTTGGGTTAATGGTAACACCAACAAAATTGTTAAAAACAGATAAAGACCATAGAAAAACCTACTGGGGTGTTGTCTTTGAGAGAGGAGTTGACATCTAATGGATGGGAAAATAAGAGAATCAATGTTGTTACAATCTCCTTTTGTCAAGGTAAGAGTAAAAGTAACAATGCCAGGAACTACTAATGGAGTACCTAACATAAAAGAAGAGGAAAGATTTGTAGTAGCTCCATCTGCTAAGAAAATAGCAACATATATAAGAAATCAGTTATTTGGCAGTGATTTAGTAACACAAACAGATGGATTAGACGTTAATTGGATTATGCCAACACTAGGTAGAGCATTAGAAGAATCTATCTATGACAAAGAAGCTTTTATATACATACATAAATTTGATAACAAAGTATACCTTGAATGTTTAAGAAAATGCCAAATACATAACTTGGTACAGAAATATGACAAAGTAATTAGCTGTGATATTATTCAAGACTTTGATGGAGAAGAAGCAGATTATAGCTTAGAGAGACATATAGAGAACAAAGGCAATGGAACATCAACAATAACTTTTAAAGCATACGAGAAAGATAAAAAGGGTACTGAATGGATTCCGATGCCTTTATGGAAATTTAACAGAATAACTAACAACGATTATAAGGAAATATACAACTTACCATATGAACCAATTATTAATATAGATATTGGACAAGAGTTTTTTAAAGATAGTGAAAAATTAATTAATCAAGAAATGATTATTTTAAATACATTTGCAGAAGAAATTGAAAAGACTAAAACAAGAATTGTAACAACTCAACATTATCAAACAGGAGATATGGCAGGTAATTGGAGACCATCTTCTAATATGTATGAAGTTTCAACTATAGAAGTAAATCATATGCAAGACTACTTCACATTACTACCTGGAGATAGAGAACATCAGATGTTTGAGTTCTTACAAGGCGATATAAGACAAAAAGATTACATAGAAAGTTTTAAGTTCTGCGATTATCAAATAATTCAAATGGCTAATTTAAGCCCTGCAACATTTGGCTATGAGAAAGATAGTTATCAAAATGTAGCAAGTATAGACTTAAATGCAAATATAACTGAAATGACTGTAGAGTCTATTAAAAAGCAACTAGAGCCTCAAATAAATCATTTAATAGAA